TTACCGCACTGGTTCAGGAAGCCCCGGAGCATATGGACTCATCATGTCATAAAAAACCTTCCATCTTGGGTCGCTGGCCTCTACTTCTCCGAGATTTGGAAACTGCTCAGGGAATGGCGGCATAGCACCAAACCAACTAATTATTACGGCTTCAGTTTCATCTGAAAATTGAATGATTATCGACATTATTATTCCTTAATTAAATCGAGTAGCCAGTTGCAGATATGGCATATGAACCTGAAGCGGTGGACGCCATATTGAAGTAGAGCGCCTGAGCATCAACAACCTCAAGTACTCCGTTTGCAATAGATGCTGACGTAGCACCACTTACTGATGCGTTTGCACGAAGCTGCCCAATCCCAGAAACGGTAGAATAGAGACTTAGTTCAACGCCCACCGATGTTGTGGTTTGATAAAGTGTCAGATAAGCATTAATCGATACTGCGTTAGCAGGAGCTGCTGGAACAAGAGATACCCCAGAGATTGTTGTCGTTCCGGTTGCCGTGGACCATAGCTGCGTTAAAGGTATCGATATGTGACGCCCTCTCTGAAAACCAATTACAAACTGGCTCGATGCCACCCGCCACGCACTAACCAATGCTGATGCCGTATACCCTGCTGGCATATTAGCGCCACCATACACTTCTGGCGCTCTTACTGATGTAGCATTCACAGCCAGCAGTGCAGAAGCACCGGAAGTTGGGTTATAAATCGCATATAGAGCAACATAACCTGTTCCTGGAACGGTACCGGTGTCCATGCCGCCAGCACCAGTTGTCGCAAGGTTAATTGTCTTGCTAAAACTACTCAGTTTGTACTGCAATCCACCTAAAGCAGTTTGCACGATTAATTCATCCGCAGTGAAAGTTGCCGTTGCTGATGCTGACGGAATGCTCATTTTTGCATTGCGTGATGTGCCAACAACCCCTGTTAATTGCGATAACCCAATGCCGCCAAGGTTTGCAAGAGCACCAGCGGCAGTGGGCGCACCGGTTCCGCCGCCAGAAATTGGGACTGGGTTTGCTGAGTTCCAATCTTGATTAAAAGTAAATACCCTTGACCCTGCTGCCCCTACACACAACAACTTATAAACTTTAAAGTTAGCTGCTGAGCTGGTATCTGGCGTTATTTCTAATCCCATTCTAGGCCCAGCAGCGATATTAGAAATATAAATAACTCGAATGCTTACGCGGGTACCGGCGTTATAAGTTATTCCAGCCGGAGGATTGAGCCAGGTGTTATAGGTAGTGACGTAATTAGCTCCTGCCGTGAATACAAAGTTTTGCCAATCGAAATTGGCAATGTCTACCATGTTAGGCAACCCAATACCAATTGTAGAAAGGTCACTGACAATTTTTGCAGCTGCATCACTCACGGTTTTCACTGCTTTGGGTGTCGCTGCCGAAGTTTCATTTGAGCTGTTGATTGAGCTACTCAACTGAGTTATTCCTGGTGTGGTAGTCGATGCAGCTGGTAAATTGCTATTAGCATACGTTTTAATCGCCAGTTCCAAGTTAGTTTGCAACTTTGCCGTATCACCATCATCCAGAACATCCTGCCCCGAATGACTTGCAATAAACTGAGCCAGCACAGAAGCCACAAATGATGACTGTCGCCACACAGTATTAAGTTGTTCAGACCTTGCCACCCCAGAGACAAAACCACCGCTACGGGCTGGAAGCGCCTCATAATCAGCATAAGGAATGACGTTTGCACCTGCGCCAATCCCGAACGGAAGAATTTCATTAGCCATTTGTTGCCCTTAATGGTGAACCCCAGGATGCACGATCGAACCCTCGGGAATATTCGTTATCTAAATCGAAGCCGAATAACGCACCGGCCTCAGTTGAAATGATGTAATTCGTGACGCCGACACCTGCCGGTTTAACGTCTAAATATCCCTGAGCAATGACCGCTCGCATCACTGATGAGATTTGCTCACCGGCAATGTAAATAGTCATGGTCATGTCGAAGTTATCGACGGCGAATATCTTGGTGCGCCCGTCAGGGAAAATGCTTTGATAAATATCGCTGAGGGTTTCGACGGTACCGTCCCAGTGATTGGCTTGTATCTTTGCCCGAAGTATCGTGCGGTAGGTCTCATCGTCCAATCGAGTAAAGCCTGTTAACGAGTCATACGGTCCTTTCCAGCTTCCCAGATCAAAACCCAGCCCCTCGGTATCTAGTGAGAAATACACATCGGTGATTGGCGTTCTGATGTTTCGCCCAATACCTACCCATAGCCCGACAGCATCCTCTTGATTGCCTATTGAGCTATCGAGGTCAAAGTCGTTTGTGAGTTGATTTGTCGTCTGCTGGATACCGAGGAACGGTGCGGTGATTAGGGATATATGATCGTAAAACTTAGGCTTCTTTTTGTGATATGGCGTGATGAGACGTTGATATTTAGTCTCACTCATTATGTCACCACTAAAGTTATATTCTCCGGCACACAAGCTGCTGCGTTGTTAAATGCTATCTCAATGTTGTTTTCAGATAGCGCCACAGGAGAAATACCGATTTCCAACAAAGTAATATCGTAAGTCAGCCGTTCAATACTGCCATTTAATTGCGCAGGTAGATCAAGCCGCTTAATACGTACCGGCTCGCCAATTTCTATTTCATTAATATATTTCGCTATTGAGTTTTTAATAGCGGTACCGATTGATGAGGTATAGCCCTGTAGCGCCTTAATTTTTAATCTGACATAAACTATTACGGAGCCTTTGCGGAAAAAGTTAATCGGGTGAACAATCCCATACTTATCCGTAATCGGGATTGTGGTGGTGCCATATGTCCCCGAGCCTGGCCCTTTTTTCAATGCAATGGCTTGGGCGATTTCTGTCGCATCACCGCCATCAACTACGATAGAGATCGAATGGCTGGGTATTCCGTTTGCGTCTGTAATACTGGTGTCGTTCTCATAGCCACGATACCGCTCTACCCCACTGATACCAGCAATGGCACCTAAAATTCCATCAAGCACAGTGCGCGAGGGAAGCGCCACTGAATCCGTTTGTCTGACACGCAATTCTGCATCCATCTCCACAGGTTTGCCCGGAGTGGCCCCGGTTGGGTTATTGACGCTTAACCATCCCCGCGTCGGTGTTGCTATTTCGTTCACAGTATTGGCCAGTGCGACAATCGCGCCCGGTACCGAGCAAATCGCCGTAGCTGTTGCGGCTCCATCCAGACCAATAATCACGCTGGCCGGTAAATCCCACCGAACACCATCAGCATCACGCGCTGCGCCGTTGGTAATCTCTAACCCGACATTGCCGGTGATCAGCACATCAACAGTTGAATTGGTCTCCTTGTCCCGTTTAATACCGTTAATTTTTACATTACTGGAAAGCCCATTGCCGACTGCGGTTGCCGGAGAAAATGAGTTATAAACAGCGATCGCGCTATTGTTAGCATCGTGAATGCCCAGCGCATACAGAGTGACCATCTGCCCGTCTTTACTGTCCGCATCGAGATAGCTGTCACCGCCGTAAATCTCTTGGAAATAACTGACCAGGGTGCTGCGGATGGTCTCAAAATCGGGCGCAGTTATCCCCGTAGCGCTGACAATTGCATTCAGCCCTAACGTATCAAGGTTTAACATTTATGCCTCGCTGGTAACGGTGGTGGTGCCGTAAATAGTGTCTATTGTTGCGGTGAAAGTGACGCGACGATTTTCGCCGGTATAGCTGGCTTCAAATTCCAGAATTGCATTAACACCCTGCGTATCAAGAATACGCTCACGGATAGCCAGGATATAAACATCAGACCGTTGCTTGCCAAGTACCGACTGAATATAAGGCGTACCCTCAGTTAAATCTAAAAACCACTGGCCGCGCCATAATTCAAAGCGGGTTTTTACCGCCTGAGCGACCGCCTCCGGTGAGTTGATAAGGAATGTGTTATCACCCTGACCGAATGTGTAATCGCCGTTCTCGTCCTCTCTTCGATAACGCATATCAATTTACCTTGCCTGAGCTGCCGGTTCCTGGCTGCACTTCGTTGTGAGTGTGAGTATCGTCAATCGTCTTGCCGTTAGAGGTAAGGGTGCCGATAAACTCAATAGCACCGGTGATTTTCGCAGAAACACCCGCCGCCGCACTCCCCACTAGCCCGCCAAGGAATGTAAACAGGCCATTAACCAGAACCTCGGCTGAGAATTCCGCTTTAGGTGTCACCACATCGAGGCCACCAGGTGCCACGATTTTAATTTTTTTGGTCGTCGGATTTATTTCAAAGTAGGTTGAGCCATCGTCACTACGGAACTGCGCGGCGCTGGTACTGATGCCACTAATTTTCTTTGCCTGTGACTGGGGGCCAATAATGGCGAACGCATCCGATAAATCATGCTGACGCTCATCAACGGTTTCCTGTATGTCGCCTGACTGGTGCCAGAAATCAATACACCGATCACCAAAAACCAATAAGCACTCATCCCCGGACTTAATGGGGAATGTCATGGTGACGCCACCGCCGCGCGGGAATACAACCGGAACGCTAGTCAGCACTGAGAGGTTTGTTGACTCCCCGCCCGACTCACCCTTAATGCCGATCTGAATGTCGCAAGTCACGCTGTCAGCATCAAAGGACTGAACAATCCCCGGCATCGATACGCGCAATTGAGACGATACTGATGATTGTAATGTTCGCAGTGTTTCGGCTAATTCTCCCGAACGGGAGTCTGTTGATACCGCCATGGAAAAACTCCAATAAAAAAACCCGCACATTGGCGGGTTAATATTATTTAGGATTAAAATCCTCTAAACTCAGAATCGCTTTTTCATTAAATACCAATAAAAAGCAGATCTTTAGCAGTGATACTGCCACCCTTAACTTACTGATATAGGAGCCGTTAAAGGTTATGTCTAATGACTTATTCACAATTAAGCTATCTCCATCTATTAGTAGAGAATTACTCGATAGCATCAAACAACGAATTTATTTGGCTATACATTAATGCAAGTTAATTAATGCCAGCACCTTTAAAATTCTTGCAAGGAACAGCAACTGTAACCATGTTTACATATCCATCATCATTTTGCTTATTACACATTTTGTTATGCATTCTCATTAGTCTGGCTGCGTGATCAAAATAAATCACGTTACCTATAGTTGCTTCCCCTAGTGCTGCCTTTTTCGTTAAAGCAGGGGTTCCAAGATCATTAATCATTTGCGCGAAATTTGTTAAACCACGCACTGACTGACTTATGCATTGACTCTCGATATCATGATCTAAATATGCTGAAACACGCTGGCACTCAATAACTTGTTCTTTTATAGAAATAAGAATCCTACTTAACGGTAAGTCATTATTTCCAACTTTTACATATAATTTCTGCATATCTTTGGTGTCAGGATATCTTGTTAAAAATTTCATGCTATCGAAAGGCTCACGTAAAGAGGCCAGTTTTGTATTTGAAAACATCTGACCTAAACCTGTTATTTCCACCTCTGGATGCTCCAGATTAAATTCCTTTTTTTGGCGCTCGCCTTCCTCAAGCCTTTGAAGATAATCAACAGTATCCTGTTTTCTTTTTTCTTCCAATCTTGCGGCTTCACGTCCTTGCCAGTTGTCACTTACTGCTTTGGGCTTTTGAGGTAATACTCCACATCCATTCAGCATTGCAATGCATAATAAAGGTAAGAAAATAGTTTTTAGTTTCATTTTATAATTTCTTATATTAATTAAGTTCAAGGTACTTGTGCTCTGCTAAAGGCTGTCGATGAATACAAATCCTTAGCCCCCCGCGCTTCACACATCATGTCCATATAAAACGGGTTGCCGCGCGTATCGCCAGTATAGCTAATACCTCTAACGATATACACACCATCGGTCGCAATGCTGGCCGGTGGGTTAACAAGGCCGTTTACGGTCACGTTGCCATTATCGTTTTGATCTTCAAGCCTGCCGCCTGACATCTGAACATCGCGGCTGGAAAGTGTCGCACGATATACTGACTCTTGGTTCAGTTGAATGAGGCCATTTAAGCGAATGTTAGGGTTGATCAGGCAACGAACGTTAACACCAGATCCAATGGTTTGCTGTGGCATGCTAATCAAGCCAGTGTTGCTATTCAGCACAATAGCCTCATGCACATACTTATCGTTCGGCACCATATCAACCTTGCCGTTCACAAACTGCCAGGTGGCTTTGCATTGCTTGGCGACGTTATCCAGATAATCCCGTGTCATGCCGTACATGGTTTTACCGCGAGGGAATACCGTTGGCGGCATTTCCGGCATGATGCCCTGAGTGATGCCGAATGGGGCAAGGTTACGCATAAGCAGATTGTTAATATCGGCCACGGTATAACCCGCCGCCACCGTCTGGTTTATTGTGGCGTTAATAAATGCGTTATGACCATCGATAGCCTGAATCAGAATAAAGGTATCTGTGGGATTATCTCTGCCCGTTATCGTGTACCGAATATCACCCGAAAAGATTTCACCATAGTTAGCATCTTCATTTTTCCCGTCTGGAGACGTTAAACCATCATAACCGGCGATCAATCTTAACTTTGAAAACTCGGTACCAGTAATACGGTTCACGGTATTTTGTGAGAGGTTGTAAATTTTGAAGATGGCCGCGCGTGGGAATGAAGTGTTGTACCACTCAATATTAAACGTCACTTTAAAATCAGTGAAATTAATCCCCTTACCTTCATTATCCAACAGCATCAACTCAAAGTGGCGTATCCAGTTCTTACTCATGAAAACCTCATAAAAAAACCCGCTCAGTGGCGGGTTAAATTGCGTGGATTGATTCAGCTATTCTGCACAAAATATAAATGGCTACCGGTGCCAAGGTTGGTTTTTGTCGGGTATTCCTCCCGGCTATCATCACTGAGCACAGCAAAAACACCATTGATACCCAACTCAGGATATTGCTCAATCAGGTCAACACCGACCACCAGCGGAACGCCGCAAAGCATGCCAGCGCCGCCGCTATCTCTCACGTCCATTATCCAGCCCGCGACATCACGATAGACAAGGCGCAGGTTAAGTGAGATTTCTCCAAGGGCGATATTGAAAAACTGATTATTGGCCGTTAACGGGATTTCTTGAACATTCATTTAAAGTTCTCCGTTACCCAATCAAGACCAGATTTTAGCAGTGAATTGTTTGCTGGTGCCGGTGCTTTGGTGCCGGTGTTTTGCATAGCCGAAGTGCTTACCCCTTCCTGCATGTTTTCTTTGTCGGCCACTTTGATCGACTCAGTTTGAGACATAATGACTTCACGCAGGGTAAGAACGCACATCAACACGTTTTCACTGGTTTTATCGGTTGTGACCTCAATGCCACGGATCAGCATGTTGCTGTACTTTCGCTTGCCGGTAATGACATCGAATGGCTGTCTACTTTCCTGTAAATCGCGGAGTTCTTGATAAACCTCCTCCGGGCTTTTACCCAGGCTCAAGCCTATCGTTGAGGTATCCACAAAATCCAGTAATGAGCCACCACCAGCAAAACCCACCTCCATTGTCACCTCAGGGGCACGTTTGTAGGCGTGATCGTTAACTGCGGCCCCAACCTCCACGGGGTGCTCTGTTATCTCCAGTGCGTCTTGATGCTTTTCAGAGATAATCACACTGGGTACCAGCAACCCAATCTTTCGCGTTTGCTGCCGAAAGAGAGCAGAAAGAATATCCATTCACCCTCCTATCGGGTTGGTGTACTTAATTGCTGAGTGAGCCTTGCGTTGACGTTGGTCTGCCTGCCGGCGACTTCATTACCTGCGGATACCGGATCAGATACACCCGTGATGTAGATGTTCGTTTCCTGCTGCAATCCTTGCTGTTGCATTCCACCAGCAGCACGGGATATCAACTCGCTACTGTAGGGGTTGCGCCCGTTCTCATGATGGATAATGCCCCCCATCAGCGCCGACATTACCTGCGGATTCTCCAAATTTAAAACTGCATCAGGGTGAACGTTAAGCATTTTTGACAGTTGAGCTACATAAGCCCCCGTGTTGTTTTCGCTTCCAGGTGCCCACGTCGAAATAATATCATTGAGGGTTTGCAGCGGTTTACCTGTGGTCTTGCCAGTAAAGTAACGCATTAACTGTCGAGCCATGGCTTTGAGTCCATCATAGGCTGTCTCAAACTTAGCAAAACGACCACCAGGACGCTCCAGTGATGCACCGTCCTGCCCTACGTAGTTAATGTTTCCCGGATTGTTGTTCCGTATTCCTCTCGGGTCTGCTGGATCACCCTCACCGCGTAACCAGCGGCCAACGCTTCTCGGGTCAAAGCCAGTTTTATCTTTAACCCAATCGGCAGCGCTATTCGCGCTATCGGTTACGACTGGCATTGCATCCGGTTGGTCGCCGCCCTGGCTTAATAGCAACTTTCCTATCCTGCCTACTTCACTCCAGTTACCCTCTTTCAATGCATTAATCAGGTCACCGATCATCGATAACATCTTGCCAAACTCGCCGAATTGCTTCGTCAGGTTCTCGATGTCACCTTTTAGCGTCCAGTTTTTCAGATTAATGTTGAGTAGCCTTGCAATCTCAACGCCAACGCCTTTAATGGATTTAGTTAGATCATCCATTCCTTTTAGCGCAGCGTTTATTTCTTGTTCCCACTGCCCCCAATCAATCAGGCTATTACCGCCCTCTTTCCAAGTTTTATAGTCGTCATACAGGGCAAAAATCGCCGTACCCAGCGAGAGCACAATGCCCACTGGCGATGTCAGGAATGCAGTGTTGAGTAAACGCCATGCCAGCAGCAAACCGCCAAACAACATAATGAGTTGTTGCGTTATCGGGTCTAGCTTTTTAAACCAGTTGATGACATCACCGACCGCCTGACCGGTACGCCATAATACGCGCGTAACTGCATCCCCCGCCCATAGAACGCCCTTAATAACTTTCATCAACACTGCTTCAATCTTCGGCCAGTTATCCAGAAGTTGCTTGCGCAGAGAATCAATGTCCCCCGCTAGCCCATCAGCCAGATTTGAACCTATTTTGTCTCGCGCCTGACCGAGCGTCATCGAGAGATCACGCATGGACGTCATGAAGCGGTTAGATTGTTTGGCAGCAACTTCAGCATTAAAGCCGATCTTTTTAGCGGTTAGCGCATACTCAGAACTGAACTGCCCCAGCCCCTTACGCATTGCCATTAGCGTATTTTCATCAATACCCAGCATCTGCGCGTATTGGTTAGCACGGTAATACGGCATGCTGCTCAGCTTTGCACTGAGTCCGGTAAAAATGGCTGATGTGTCGCGCATACTGCCGTTCGCGCTGCGAGTCTGAATGCCAAGCCGATTAAGGAAACCCTCAGCACCCGGACTGTTGCGAATAAATCTGGCGAGGCTTTCCAGTGAACCTTGCGCAGAGGCAGCATCTACACCCAGTTGCGAGGCGGCATAACCCAGCGCCTTGATACCCGCTACCGATGCACCAGTACGCTGAGAAGCGAAGTAAACCTTATCCAACCCATTGGCAATTTTGGTCGTAAAGCCAACAACGGCCAGCGCCGCCCCTTCGACCACTGCGCCCATCTTCAGCACATTGGCCGTGACGCCAGCGACCACAGCGGAGAATTTCTTCTCCCCCGCCTCATCCAGTTCAAAGCCAAGACTGACCAGGAAATCCTTAATGGTTTCAGCGTTGCTCATTTATCGGATCTCCACTTGTCTATTTTCGCCTGGTTCTCAGCCTCCAGATCGAGGTAATCATTCAACAATGCAATATCGAGTAAGTCGATATTCCCGCTTTTGATTTCCCCCATGGTCGTGAGCTGATGCTTTACCGGGCGCAAGATAAAATCCTCACCACCCGGCAACGTATCCAGCATTAAGCCGCTGGCGGCTCCACCGCTTCGCTCTCTTGGAGTTCGCGCAAAAAATTTCCCATGGAGTCGCCTACCACCCGACCAACAATTTGCAGCATTGCCATCAGATCAATGTCATCAAACATCAGTTCGCTATTGGTGAAAATCGGGTTATAGGTGCTGCCGTGCTTGCGTGACACCATCGACAAGCAGGGGTGAATAATGGCGTTGCAGTCCTCGTCGCTAATATCGGAAAGTGACTGGGCGATACTGGGTAACGCCGTTTCAATTGTCACGGTACCGCTTCGCAGGTCTTTGAGGATGCCCGCCAGCAAAGGCAGCAACTTACGAGACACTTTCAACTGCGCGAATACGTCGAGTTTCTTAGAGCGGTACTCGATACCTTTAATCGTGAATTCCATTAATTACTCCTTAAAAAGTACCCAGCAGTTGGTCAACCTTGATGCAGTCAAATACCCACGGCACCAGTGCGCCGTCTTTGGCGTTATTGAAATCCGGCTGCTTTTGGAATGCACAACCACGCGCCGCGAACGTGTCACCGCTGGCGGTATTGCGGATAAGAATGATGTTATTACCCCACGTCGCACTCGATTGAGACTGCGCGTTATACATGGCCGACAATTTGCGATTGGTCGGACTGGTTTTCAGCAGGTTTATCGTCACTGTGCCACCTTTCCCCGCGTGCAGACTGTGCATACCCTCACCGTCTGCACCAATGGTCATGGTGTTTTTATTCTCGATCATCGAGGTCGTGATACCCTCTTCGGCGACGGCTGCGCCATAACCCAGATCGAATGAACCGCCTACACCAGTAATGGAGGCGGTAACGTCCATAAAGCTATAAGTAGACATTCATCAGCTCCTTAGCGGTTAACATTGATAATGACATCGGCGTAATGAACAGCACCGGCCATCTTGATTGCGGACTGCATCACCGGCGCTTTACGCCCTTCACGGTCAGCCTGTGCCTGTGATGCCACTGGCGGTGCGTACACGTAAAAGCCTTTGGTCAGCGTGTCACCGGTTTCCAGTGCACCAAAACTATCACCACCCCATACACCCGGAGCCACCAGCCCGTTAGTGACCGACTGATCCAGTGATTTCTCTACATTGGTCAGCAAGCGAGTTACACCAGCGTCTATCTGTGGAATTTTGGTGGTGCTGGTAAACAGCAGGTTGTAGAGGTTGTTCTGTACGTAGTTCTGCAACCAGTCGAGGCCGTGGCGCTCATCAAAGAAATCGCCATTGCACATCACACCTTCCTGAATAATCGCCGTGTCATTGTCGTAATTGACGAACACATTGCAATTCTTCGCTTTCAGCGCATTGGCTTGCGACTGGGAAAGTGATTCAGCGGTAATGCCCGGCTGCTGTTTAAATTTCAGCGTGATGGTGGTGTTATTACCGTTAAAGTTCACGGTAAACGCACGACCAAAAATAGAGGCGGCGGCATACGGGCTGGCACTGGAGTATTGCACCAGGGTACGGGCATATTTAGCCGCTTTCAGTTTGCTGGCGATATCCGTATCAATATCCGCATCCAGCGCAGTAGTTACCTGTGTGGTATGCCCGTAAACCCGCGAAACATCATCACTCTGGATAAACGAGGCAATACTGATCACGTCTGTATCGCTTAATGATGGGTCGGCAATAACCAGCCCATACCAGCGGGTAGACATGTCAGCCAATTTATAAATGCATGCCTGAATAGTTTCACTCGCCAAACCTTGAACCGGCAGCGCACCAGCGCTCTCAATCAATCCCATCAGTACAGAAATATCGGTACCGGTGGTATTGGCAGAACCATAACCAACCGCCGATGCTGCACCCGTGGTTTTGGATGTGATGATGAAGCGAGAACCATTCCAGATAACGGTTGCAGTGGTGAGTTTGTCAGCCACGCGCGCGGCAACACCGTTTAGATTGGTTTCAGCTGACCAGTCAACACCGGTTACTGTCTTGACCGTGCCATCTACCGTGATTTTCATCGAACCATCTACCACGGCGGTAAAATTAGCCATAAGCTGCTGAGTTGGGTTCAAAATCGCCCCCCGCAACAGTCCGGCTGCATCCTCTTTCACCCATCGGCCGACATAGGAATCAATCGGTTGTGGGGATTGCTGATAATACAAATTAGCGGCTTTATACTCAGGCGCATCCAGACCAAAGTCAGATGCTATATCTGTCGCGCTTGAATAGCTGCGCAGACGTTCGTGAGCATCGATAACAGGCGACGGGCCAACCACCAGCAGGGAACCAAAGTTCCGCGCCATGGCAGCACGCACAGCCATATTCACCGTCACATTGACGATGTTAGAAACAGGTAATCCCTGCGACATGGTTATTCTCCGAAGAATTTAACGGGGGCGGAGGTCAGCGATTTAATGCCGTACTCGCGTATTACTTTGCGGCGCAGGATTGCGGTGATGTCGTACCGCCGTACCCACTGGTTATTAATGAGTTCGGGGACGTTATACATTTTCCCGCATTGCCAGAGCGTGAGGCCGAGGCGCTTTAGCTCATCATTGTTTTGTGAGAGGAATATCCCGGCACGAAAGCGTGTAGCTGTTTGCTGCCCGGCTGGACCATAAAAACAACATAAAATATTTAGGCTTTCATGATCCCATTGCTGGCTGCTTTCCTCCCCCGCAATAAGGGCGGGGTAAGCGTCCTGATTAAAGTCCGATATGCTAAAGCCACACCAGGTGGTTCCGTTTTGGGGTATCTGCGTTTGTGGATCAGTCATGCGGGGAAAAACCATCTTGGCCGGTAATCCAGAGACCGCCCTGATCCACCTACTGATTTCCCGCTCCAGTTCCTCATCATAGAGAGGCGGCGGCCCTGTCGGTGTCAGGTAGCCCGCCGTTGTGCTGTCGTTACTCAATCGGCGTTCCTCCGTCAAAGTCCATCAACTCGCAGTGGGCTTGGACAAACCCAGCACCATAAGCGGTATAGGGATCGACAAAGGTCACTCGGTATTTTCTGCCTCGGTATGTAACCACGTCAGCATCAAGCCCTGGTTGCCCTTGGGTAAGCCGGAACTGAGTCACAATGAGAATGGCCCCGTTAATGTTCTGCCCCGCCTGCATACGCTTGGCTTCCAGTGACCGGTCAACCGTCACAACACCGCTAAAAGGTGTGTCCTGCGGTGTATTTGTCGTGAACCCATCATCATCAACCGTTTGCAGTTGCCGGTGACATACCAGCGTGGTGTCCACGAAATCAGGATCAAGAAGCACCTCGGTCACATCAAGAAATGGCATTACTTACTCCTTACGACATAGGTGATTGAGCGTAAAAGGAACCCGTGAGCGTAAAGCGGCTTTTCACCAGGGATGCCCTGCGCCCGTCTATTTTCGAGTGTTTTCTCTGATAGTGGATGCAGCCTGTCACCGTCTCCGATCACCTTTTTCGCCGCATCACGGGCAACCATCCCCGCCTTTTCCAATTCACGTTTGGCCGCATCCTGCTTACCCTCAAGTGCCAACTCTGCGACGGCTTTCAGGTGTCCGGTAGTGATCTCCTGTGAATCTTCAATGCCCATATCCAAGAACGGGCGAGGCTCTAGTGTGACGGTCTGACCGCCAATCTGTATCGTGGCCCCAGTGGATTGCAGATAGCCAATTTCTGCGTTGTTCAGGGTTTCCCCTTCCTTGCGCGTCGCATTGGCCTCTGGAATTCCCACCAGCACATCCATTTTTGAAAGGGCGCGTAGAGAGGACAAAACAGACTCGGCATTGTCCTTTCTGACCTTCAACCCGCTTTTCATAGGATTTGCCTTCCACCCGCACCAAACATCGACCACCACCAGAAAAACTCACGGCCGTAATCGGTGTTATTCCAAAAACCGGCGTCAGGATTAATGATGCCTGAGACGTCATAGCTGACGCTGACCTTATCAACCGACTTGGATGTCGCCACACCACCACCGGAGGTATTTACGCCCCCCAGTGCTGCTGATGCTGTGCGCTTACCTCGTAATTCAACGTAATGCGCCGTCATTAACTCAGCCAGATAAACAAACTTATCCCCAAACCTATCTTGATCCAGAAGGTCATCAGCCATGCTGAGGTAAAAGTTTATTGAGGTGTTGGGGTAACGGGTTGTATCGGTAAACTCAGGGAAGCTTTCGCGGAACTGATCACTTGTTGGAAGTAGACTGTTTCTTGGCATTTGCGGATACCTTCTCGGCTTCTGCTGGCTGCTCGTCAGTCTCGCCAGATGTCGATTCACTGGCTGATTCAGCGGTTAGGCTTAACACCTGTGCTTTCAGACTGGTTATTTCGTCGTCAAGCAATTTGACTCGCGCAACCAGATCGAGGTTTTCTACCTCTTTAGCCAAGTCGGATTCATCGAGCGGTTTTGCATAGGCGCTAAATGCCCAGTGTTTTTTCACCTCGTCAGAAAAGCCATCGTGGATGCCGGGGGTTAATGTGTAATTAGAACCATCAGCTAGGTTAAGAACCGAATGACCCGATACGATATATTTCATTTCAATACTCCATGAAAGGCGGGTTTCCCCGCCACAAATCAAGCTGCTGGGACATCCAGGTAAGCGATGGTGTTCGAATATGGGGTTTCAACTTGCCCCAACTTGCCGTAGTACACAGTAAGCTGCTGCATACCACGATATTCAAGTGGGGTGCTCAGCAGTGGAACCATTGGGAAACGAATATATTTCTCGTCTTGTGTGTACGCAACAATACGGTTAGCACCACCAGCGCCACGGCCATTGGCAAATTTCATGGAGACGATCTCCAGCGGAACCCCGTTTTCTTGGAACGCGATGGTGTTGATTTTCACGTATTCAAGAACAGAGATATTCCCTGCGGAAGAAACCTTTTTACTTGCCAGTAGTCCGAATAATGCCGGGGCCATACCCAACTTGCCCGGACATACCGCATAACCAGACCGCACCCATCCGTCAGTAAGTACCAGATTAATATCCTGAACAATCACATCTGGATCGGTCGTTGCAGTCCAAGGCGCAGCAGCAGAAATAGCAGCGATGGATGGAAGGTTTAACAACCCCGGAACACCGATTTCTGTATCACCGATATAAACCTGCTCATCAGTGTCCATGTTCCATTTAAGGCGCATCCCTTCATACTTCTGCGTATCAACTGGACGCCCAACCTGTTGCGCTGAGGCGAGTTCCAAAACAGTCCAACTCACCTCTTGCCCCCATGGGGTCAAGTTGTTACGTGTTGGGGTGATGTCAAGATTCATGCCCGGAATAGCGGTTGAATTTTTCCCCAGCCAGTTTTTACCGGTCGGATTTGGCCCACCCACGCTAGCAAAGTCGGTGTTGGTGAAAGATGAAACTTCATCAGCGATAGAGATATCACTGCGTAAAGGCATGTCACGCGACCACTTCACAGAGGTCAGTGGCATGTTCAGTGTTTGATCCATGCGCTCCAGTTCGCCAATCAGGAACGCACCGGATGAATCGATAGTAGCTCGGTCAATTGTAAACATTAATTATTCCTCAAATATTGAAGGCGATTTCAAGACGACCATCAGCATCGCCCGGGCCCATTGCCTCTGCCATTACCAGCCGAGGTGTGTTTGTATCCGTTGCATCCTGAACAAGAACAAAAGAACCCACAGGGCTTTGCGTAGTGCCACCCGCGACGCGAACGTAAATTGGTGCGCCCTTTTTAGCAGTAGTGGCATTGCCAGCAGTCACCTTCACGCAAATGTAACCACGTTTCAGGTTGTCCCCGACCGGGTTAGCGTTAACTTTGAGATAAGCAAGGTCGGACTGAGAGGTGATTGGGAAAGGACGAACAAAAATACCTTTCACCAGATCAATGGTGTCGCCGCTTTCAAGTGGGACGAATTTGTCTCCCACGTATTTACCCGGCAGCCCATAGTCGTTAAACATCTTTTGGTTATTCAGCGTTACTGGTTCGATGGTTGATTCACGAGAACGAGTGACTGCCCCGGCAATGCCCATAGGCATCCGGTATGTATAAGCATTTCCAGACATGGTAATTACCTTATTTGTTTTTGGCCCAGTGAGCAGCGTAGATTTTATTCAACTCTGCCGGAGAGACGTGTTTTGTATTAACCGCACCGTCTACCGTGTGAAGTGACTGTGGAGTGATTTGGTTTTTAGCTTTATTCAAAGCTGCCGCACCATTGAAAACTGCATCTACAGTGGCTTTCGGTACCTTGGCGTAATCCTGAATGCCAAACGATTTCAAGTAGGCGCTATCACCCGTGCGGATCGCGTTGTTCAGTACCTGACGTTTCAATCCTTTATCACCGGTTGGTTTGAATCCGGGACAAATAATTTCAGCATCAGAGATGATATTTCGGCGATAGGCAGCATCAGCCGTGACTTTCGCGTCCTCTTCCTTATCTTCATCAGTCGTTAACACGTCAGGATCGGGTTCTGAATCCGTGGTTTTCCCTTCCAGCGCAGCAATACGTGCAATTAAAGCCTGCGCCCATGCGGGAACATCTTCATCAGTCGTTTTGTTCTCGGGTTCAAGTGCGTTGTCCGTAGTGGTGCGTTCTGTTACGGGCAGTGCTGTAGCCTGTGACGGTACGTTAATGTTAATGGTGTGACCGGGGATTGAATTCATGCCATCAGAAGGCATATCCGGCGCTTCGTCGATAAGCTGTTGTAACGCAGCTTCATCTTTGGTTTTAATGGCTTTCGCCAGATTCTTAAGCCATGACATTGCAGGCTTCTCCTTTTTGATGTTTGGGGCTGAATCCCCGATAGCACAACGGACACCGGCCCGACCGCGTGGAATGCCAGCGGCCAGGTGGTTTCCTGTGATTTGGTATTGATTGCCCTTGCCAGGGGCGATTTGTTCATACAGCGCGTCATAGCCACAACTGACATCGGTCAGCCCTGAATTAACGGCATCAATGGCTTCCTGACGCTTGATCAGCACGTCAGCCAGCAGCAGGTCTGATTTATCACCAGTACCTCGCCGTACGTTCTGAATGTGTCCGTGGGCCAGTTCAGAGAAGTTGGAAGGGTTAACGAAAACGATATTGCCCTCATCGTCCTCTGGATGCCCCAGTGTTACTGCGACACCCTCAAAGCTGGCTATCGTCTCTGGCGCAAACACTTCATCTTCAGTGCGATACACTAAAACCGAACCATCCGGCCCCGGAATAAGATCAACCTCTTCCGGTCGGTACCTTTGTGTGCCTGTTCGCGCAATGGCTACGTCTTTGCATAACAGTGAGCCGTCAGCCTGAAGAAACCGTGTATCACCCAGTTTGGCAGTGTAGAAATATCTCATGTGTTACCTGCTAAATTACGGGCATAAAAAAAGCCGCCTAAGCGACCATCCAGAAAAAGATAATTGTGCTGATTTAGTGACTTTTTAACATAAAGACCCTTAAGCGCACCGGTGGAATACCTCTCACTCAATTAGCACGTTGAGAGGGCCAAAAGTTGGTATCAATTACCGAAAAATAGGGATATTTCACCGATAACATTTTTATAACAAATCGAGCTAATGAGTGTTGAATTAAATTCGATACCGTAAGCCGTATTTTCCTCATTTTCTCGGAGCGGGTACCTGCACCTCTGGATGACATTTACAGTTAGGCAAGCACCCTGCATGCCCCGTCATGCCGTCAAGAGTGGGTGGATTAGCCCAGAGAACAAACTTATCTTTCATTTTTCGGTGAGACTTCCTTGTCCCTGCCCCCTCAATGCGCCACCAGTAACCCTCCGACCCTACAGCCAGAGCGCGGGCTTGTGTTAGAGCACCTGTGGCCCTGCCTATTTCGGTGCGTGCTATGAGTCTCGCACGGCTTGCAGCAACATCACCGGACTGCATGATCATCTCGTACAGTTCGTCTGGCCGCTCACCATTAATCATTGCCTGAATGGCGCGATCCTGAATATCCTTTACCCGGTCGGCAGCTTCCAGCGGTAGTGATTTCATCAACTGGATTTGCCGATAGACAATATCCTGTGTCACATGACCTATAGGGGTGTTTCCCACCACATCACGCAAACCTTCGGAAATCTGTTGCGATACAGATCGCCACTGCTGCCACTCTTCACGCTCAACTTGCAAAAACATCTTTTGGGCTGCCAGAGCGGCCCAATCATCAATAACCTGAGAGTAGTCGATAAGATGAGAAGCAACAGTGTCAGCGCTTGCCTGGGAACCATCGTAAGAGCCAGTTACTATCTGGTTTATCTGGCTGACTATCCCCAGTAGGCTTTTGTTGTAGAGGATTTCCGAACGCCGGTGGAGCGCTGGTTTCAGGTTCATCCTCCGACCACTCTTTCTGCGCATTCTCGATGTCCTCATCTGTTATTGAGCCACCGATGCCGATCACATCTGACAGGTTGCGAAGGTCACTCAAAGCGGCTGAAGGTGACATTCCAACATCACGCACTGCTGTAGCTAGAGCAGTAGTAACATTGCTTGCCATGGTTGCGCGGTCAGTGTCCGACATTTCCCATAGTTTGTTGAACTCGAATGAGAAATCATCTGGTAATGGCTCACCAAATTGAGAGCGCCAGGTGATATCCAACAACCAGCGAATATGACGCCGCAACCGTCGCTCCTGAAGTGAGTTAATCCGGCTGTAGTAGTTTTCTAGATCACCATCACCCGTGCTAAATCCCGATGGCGATTGACCAAATAAGCGAACTAATGGGATACCCGTTGCGCCAGAAACTTGCTCAGCAAAACGAAGAATGACGTCGGCAATACCTGCGAATGAGTAACTGTGCGTTTCAAACTTATCGCTAGCATCCATGATGGTCATGCCCTCGATGGTCTGAAATTCGCGGATCTTATCTAGGTGTATCATTATTGCTTTTTCAAGGTCACCACCCGCCGCCAGCGCCTTTCTTAACCCATCAATACTGTATGTGCGTAAGTGTGCTTTATGGATGAGTTGCGTAGTGCCTGCTGTAGCGGTATCAAACGCCTGGATACGTTCGAAGATGCGCTCAATAACCGACATTCCCCACCCGTTTTCTGTTATGGACTGCTGGAATGGTAGTGTGTCGCCCTCCATCCGAATGATGCGGGAATAATGAATCTTCCAGTTGGGTATTCCCTGCTGGCTTGTGACTGTTTTATAAAACCTTGGCTTGCCGAAGTGAGGCCCATACTCTTTTACCAAATCGTTATATGTAGGCTTGACCATCCATCGATCAAGGCACATCACACCCTTAAACTGATCTTTAGTGATGGTGTCCAAATTCAGCAGCGTTGACATGTCTTGACCGTCAATCATTACCACCAAGAACGCGCCGCCATAGAGCCGAGACCATTTGATTGTGTCGTTCAACCCATCCCAAATAGCGGCTGAATCCCAAAAATTTTCGACTTTCCCTTTCTGTCCCGGCTGGAGTTTTGAGTTGATATTGATCCCCTTTCGGGTCATATCATCAGCAATAGCATCAACTGCGGCCCCAACCAGAAATGATGAGCGGTAAGCAAATTCCAGTATCACTCTATTGCGAGTGATGTATCCAGGAACATAGGTTCCCGCTGACTGGATGTTTTGCGTTTGAGCACCAATCTTTGCAGTAAAATTATTGTACCCGTCAGTAGTCCTAACGGGCTTACTCGCGCCGTTTCGGCGATTCTTACGGGCCATATTTCCTCACAGAACATTGTCGATCTAAGATTGTTTACCTATCGCAGCCCAAACATCCATCACAGTGACTTCCATTGGCGCATATAAGATCATCGCCGAATCTGCCAGGTTGGGTGACTTGGTGCCGTCAGGTTTTTTATCCACCACAATTTTCCCTACGCCATTGACTGAGTAGGTAGGTTGCGATAATTCAGAAGTTAATTTGGTCAGGTTTTTGAGGTTTTTCGGGATAGAGATAATGTCATCAGGATTGAACTCCATATTCTCTTTAACCGCTCGGTACGTTTTCTGGAACCGGGTACGCAAACTCCACCAGCCTTGCGCTTTGGCGTTCGCAAAGAAATCTTTGTTAAGCCGCCCTTGCTGTCCGTTATCGCCGGGGACCGCCTCATCATCTGGGTCTGTTACGCCACCGCTACCACGGAACGGCGTAGCGACGATATGCCGCCTGCGTTGTTCTTCTCGTTGTTCATTGATAACCCGAGCATCACCGCGTGCACCAGCTCCCAATCCATCGGTATCAAAGCGGAAAGTTTCGAGGTTTTGTGCATCGCAAATATCAAAGGCTTTCTGTACGGTACCGAAAATATCATCACCTTTGCCTGACCACTCCTCGATGCTTTCAAGTAAGAAGCCATGACGACCAGCAAACGAATTAGTGTCCTTGCCCTCGTCGGCAATATCGAGAGCACCTAAGCGCTGGCCAGTTGGCACAATACCCAACACCTCATGCGCGTTGATTGCCGCCTGCACCCATGCGGACGGAATCAATACGCCCTCAACAGAGGCGCTGTAGTTGATATCAATTTCTTGCGCCACGGTAACGGGGTCGAGGTTCTCAACCTGTTTCTGATACCAGGCATCATCTTTGCGCGGGTCATCGCGCCAGTGAAAGGTGAATACTTTAATTTTGCCGCTGTGCCGCCGTTCAGCGAATGAGTTAGCCATACCGTTTGGCGTTGATACGTCCTGCCGACAGTTGGTCGTAGCAGACAAAGACGCATCGACCAGATAAGGCCGCTCCAAGAACGCTGACTCATCGACTATGTAGAAGCTGGTGCGGTCACCGCGCCCTATTCCGTCCCCCGCCTCACCGGTCATGGCTGATTCAGTTTCAGGAAACAGGATTCGCATGTGTGGTGCATGCTGTTTAAGGCTCCAACCACCACGAAACTCAGTTGGCAGCAGAGATATAAAATTACGGGCTTTATCGAATAGCGACTTGGGCGAACCGATTTTATCGACATACTCTTCTTTGCGAGAACCGAACCCAGCGAAAACACCACGATTGAACAGGCAAAGCGACGAAGCCATACCAACAGTCAACCATGACATACCCATATCGCGGGTTTTCTCGGTAATGCCTGGTTCAGCATTACGCCAGCGCTCGACAAACCACTCGATCCACTCTTCCTGCTTTGGAAATAAGAGGAACGGAATACGGGCAGGCAATCCACGCTCAACGTTGCGCGGGTCCACCGTCATACCCCAGTCAATAATGAACTGTGCAGGGTTGTCTTTATAAAACGCTTTCATAACCGGCAACATTTCAGGCTGCTGACGAATGCGCTGCAATCGCTCCATTCGCCACTCAAAAACCTGCATGTAGTCCGGGTTTTTGAAGTCAAAAGGGAACGGAATAGGCATTTGGGTTTTACTCGATAAATGAGTGAATTTTGGGACTTTTTAACATAATGGACGTTACCCGCACCGAGCGCATAGCACTCATCGAACAAGCAGCGTGAGAGGCTTATTTGTCAGGGTTAACGTGTCAGAGTGTTAGATAATTGAGTGCATAAAGCATGCATAAAACACCCTCTATTTTGCATAGAGAATTTATCAATCTAACGGGCTATTTCTGGATGTTTTGAGGAGTGGTGGCCGGTGCTGATCTCCGGCGTTGACTTGTCAACGGGGGCCGCATCGATTAATCGAATTATCTTGCCACAAGCCCAGGAATTTCTCCCTTTCGCGCGCATCAGCCTGCGCATTCACCACGTTATCAGTTTACCCCATAAGTTTGCGATACGCTTCGGCGGCTTCATCAGGGGTCATATTCACAGTTTGAATTGCTCCACCGTTCGGGCCTGTCAATTCTGTTTTCTTCGGTGCTTCCCACCCGCGCATTTCAGCCAGTTGCTTGATAGCGGCTTTCGGATCATGCAGCTTAATTTTCAGTCCATCCTTGCCTGCCGTCAGTTCAGATATTGCGGCCATCTGCTCAGGCTTTAATTCGCTGGCATTTTTGAATGACCAGACAGACTGAATGATCGGGTTGCCATCATCATCTTCACCAACAACGTGAGTGCCGAATGTCGCCAGATCAGCAATAGACGTTCGCCCCATCACTGACAGGCGTTCCATGGCTTCCTCAAAGGTCATGATGGCTTCGTTAATCGCTTCGTACTGAACTGACTGGAGGAAGGTTTGAACCTTACCATTTCTTACCATAGTGGCGGCCTTGGAGTGGATACCCTCACCCTTTGCTTTACCGCCAGCATTGCGGTAAGCCTCAGCCTGTCGGTCGCCATTTAGCAGACATGTGACAAACTTTTTCTGTAGTGGTGTCAGGGCATCGAAAAGCGCCTTTTGTTCTTCTGTTAGCGTCATTCCGGCCATGATTATTCCCTTTTACTGTTTGTCGCTACTCAACGAATGTCACTTTGGTGGTTATCAGTCGCCGAATGAGCCTTGCCGCCTCACGCTCCATATCACTGATGGTTTCAGGCGTGATTTTCTTTCCATGGTATTTGCGCTCAATTTCAGCGATCACAGCGTTCACATCCACAGTCTGTGGGGGGGTGACTTCTATATTCAAACGAGACATTTAGAGTGTCCTTGGCTTGCGTTAATAAAATTGACCGTTACTTCTCGCCACCAGTCGAGTAGAAGGCAATCATCGCGTGCTTGGTTGTTTCCACAATCCGCTCTACCGTCTCTTTCCCATATTGGGAATTGGGGAGTTCGAGCAAGCGAGATTTAATTATGTCAATGGCGTCCTTTACCGCAATCGAGGGCAGGTCAGTAAATTTGATTTCGGGAGTAGCATTGTTTTTGTCTATGTTGGCATGCGCTGGCTGAATTGAGTTCTGGATAACAACTTCACCATCAATCCCACCAACCACATATGAAGCCGCAGATAACGCTAGCTTATATTTATCTTTTTCTGACCCTTGCGTCTCGGGGAACTCAACTACTAAAGTTTCGCCATCACTAAGGCTGATTGTTAATACATTTGGTTTCATTTGGAGTTTCCTGCTAGTTGGTGAAATATAGACCGGCATATTTCGAAGACCACTCGATACCAATACAGCGTGTTTATACTGTTTTTCTCGCTGGACAGTCGCCAATATCAGAATTAAATAAAATGCCATCAGCCTGTTAATGCTCAGGGTGAGCGGTGGGCAACAAGTGGTAGCATTGCTTATCGTGTATTGTCGCAACCACTCATTGAATGGCTGCTGCAATACAGGCCGTCTCTCCGGCTGTCACATCGCTTCGCCTACAACGGCTGATGTTGCCGCTAATGCCCGATCAAGGTGTATTGGTTGTTTTTGATTCCACAGGTACGCTCGATAGAGAGGTACTATGTCACTGCTAATACCTGTGGACTGCGACAACCCAACGCTATTGATGTATGAAGCGCTGCCTGTAATGCTACTGTTAGTCTTTCAGGAATTCTTCAGTGGGGAATGACATCTCACCCATCATTAACTCAGCGCCAGTGCTGGTGACGATTACCGTGTGGTGTGGGTGAACGTTTTCAGCCAGCCACTTAATCAAGGGTTTTGATGCTTCTTCGAAACTCGCTAGCTTTTCGTCTTTCATGATTAATTCCTTAAATTTTCAGGCGCATGTTATTGATGTGTGGTGCTGTTAATTATTCGCCGGTCGTCAGTGACAACCTTTTGTAGCGCGGTGAGTTTCTCGACTAACTTGTCGGCTCGCTCAGCGATTGAAATAAGAAACCCGACATCTGCGTCTGAAAATCCGCAGTCTCTGGCTGCATCAGTGAGCTGTCCACTGGCGGGAGTAACGGGCATATCCCCAACTGAAGCGGCGAGACACTCGAAGCGCTTTTGCAACCTGATATTGCCAGCACGGTAAGCAGCAATAGTGCCTTTTGCTTTGTTCTCAGCATCTACTACCCCTTGTTGATATGCCTTTAATCCTGCTGATTGGGCAGCCTGAAGTTGGGCCTCTTTCTCAGTGGCGCTCTTTCTGGCGGCTATTTCTGCCTCTAGGTCTGATTTATCGCGCTTAGTCCACTTGAGAGACCATTCCGAGTTTTTACTGTCGCTACCCCACCAGTACCCGCCACCTACGCAAATAGTCACAGCCACAAGCATTATGATAATGACGCTAGTTTTACTCATAAGACCATCAGCGCACAAAAGAAGCACCACCCCCAACCTTCCTTGCCGAACAGGGCAAGTATGAAACCGACGAATACAAATAATCCAGCAAGAGAATGTCTATTCATTTAAACCCCGGCATACAGAGTTCTTTCTCAACAGCGCGACGATTGACTAGGCCTTTCCAGACTTTGCCGCCGGCTTTATTCCAGCGGGTTAGCTCTTCACAGGCACCAGATGTATCGCCAGCGTTTAACTTCTTCAGTAGCGTTGAGTTTGTCATCGCCGTTATTCCGACGTTATAACCAAACGAGGCCAACGCAGCTTTTCGATAATCGGTCATCGGCACTTTCACATTTTTGTCGAGGGCAACAAATACCGGAGCCAGGTCTTTCCTCAGCAAGTCATCACACTCTTTGTCGGTGTATGTCTTTTTCAGGATAATGTCGCTGCCAGTGTGACCATCGCAAACCGTCAACACACCAACTACATCGTAGTAAGGGTTGTACTTACGCCCCTCCAGTCCATCATGTCCACCAATCAAAGCCACTGTTAATGCCATAGCACCGCCAGCCGATGCGGCGATCAGCTTATTCTTCAGGCTTGGAGTCATAAGTTAAATCTCGTTAGGGGCTTTCTTGCCTAAGTCAGCAAGTACCTGTGCGGTCGCGGATGGATTGACCTGTGAGGTTTTATCGAAAATGTCTTGTAATATCTGAGTGCGCTTTCTTTGCTCGCGTCGATTAAGGCGGTATGTCAAGACGCCAAGAATAATGCTGAATCCGACGCCTATAACAAAGCCCCAATCTTGTAATGACAGGCTGGCAAAGAAGGCGGTAAGACCGGCACTGCCGTATGCAGCATTACTGTATCTTTCGTCCATCTTCATATCTCCCCCTCCCCGACGGGCTGGGCGTGTAATGGAAATAAAAAAGGCCCACCGAAGTGAGCCTTAAAAGTTGGTATGTGGTGGCGGGGAATTCGCCGACATCGTTTCACTGGTGTTCCACTTGTATCCCCACACATCGGTGCCTGCTTTCACCACATTCGGCTGGATACTGTTTCACAACGATTGGATTAACCAATCCAGTACCCATGCGAATGTAGAATGCAAAAAGCCCCGGCAATTAACCGAGGCTTAAAATTTAGTGCGGCAGTATTACTGACTCGCTAATTCTACATACGGGATAATCACGCATGTAAAAAAACCCCGCCGAAGCGAGGTCTTTATTTTTCGTGGTGGGTTACATGCGAGATATGCCACTATTTAAAGAAATTACGCCAAGTTCGGACAAAATGCAAGTTAATAATTAAACTTTGTCGCTAATGGCACCAATCATGACGTTATCGTGTTATTCGCTGAAACTCATCCTCAGCATAACTCTCTTCAATGTCGCATTTAGCCACCAGCGACTCATAGAATGGTTTCCAATTACGCCGCCATGTCCTTTCATTGAGTTCTGGAAGCAACGCTGTAATCGCTCTGTAAGCTGTTGTTGAGGGTGTCCGTTTGTATCCAATTCCTGAGCAGCGTTCACACTCTTTCTCGACTGGCACACCAAGCCGCTTGGATTTATCAAGGTCACGCACTTTACCGGTACCATTGCAGCGGCAACGATGGGAGATTTTCCCCTTTCCGTTACAGGGAATGCACAATTCACCCACCAGTTCATCCTCTATCCATGCATCTGTTTTTTCACCGCATCCGGGGTGTTTAACCACTTTTTGAATGCTGTAAATTAGCCCCTTCCCCTTGCAGTGTTTGCATGGGGTGGTGGCTGCCGCTGAACTGCTGTATTCCTCGTAGGCAAATTTAGCCAGAATGACCATGCATTGAGCCATTCGGCGGCCCGATGCTTTGCCGACATGTTTCGGGGCATTCTTCATGGCAAACTGGGTAAGCTGTTCAACAGTTCTGATCCGGTCCTCTTTGCTAATGCCAACTTTGCCAAGATATGCAGCCATACCGAAACCGGCCCGAGCCTCAACCATTCCCATTGCAGCGGCTAGGTCCGGTCCCTTGAGCGAGTCGGAAGAGGTAGCGCGGGGAGAATCCGTAATCATCTGGCTCTTGGCGCTGAACTGTTTCATTGCTGATTCTAATTTCACTATGCGGCCCTCTTCTTTAAATTTTGTGCATACCTGAATACTTGTGGGTCTTTTGCTCCGGTTGCTGCTGGCTGCGTCGTGCTGCTTCTGCCTGATCAATTGGCATAAAATGCCCGTAACGGAATTGACGGTAAATTGTCCCCTGTGGCCCGTTGCGGTTTTTGGTCAGGTTAATCTCTGCAATACCTTTGGCGGGGCTGTTCTCGTCATAGAGTTCGTCGCGATACAGCATCATGATTAAATCAGCGTCAGCCTCAATGCTGCCTGAGTCTTTCAAGTCGGCATTCACAGGGCGCTTGTTCATGCGCTGCTCCACGCCTCGGGATAACTGGCTTAATGCTATTACGGGGGTTTTATTGCGCTTGGCTAATGCCTTAAGTCCACTGGAGACTTCACCCACGGCGATATCATGGCGCTGGCGTTCGTTAACAGATATCAGCCCAAGGTAATCAACAAAGACAGCAGCTAATTCAGGGTGCTTACGCTTATGGGCAATTGCTGATTGCTTGATTTGTTCAAGTGTTAACTCGCTAGCGTCAATAACCCAAATAGGCCGATTGATCATGCGACCGATACCGGCTGATATTCTGGCCCAATCCTCATCTTCCAATTGTCCTGGTGATTTAAGTTTGGAAGTGGATAAGCCACCTGCGCCAGCAACTTGCCGTTCCGCTATCTGGATGCCGGACATTTCCATACTGAACAGCAGTACACCGCCGCCTAGCTCGGTAATTTTATCAATCAGGTTAAGCGCAAACTCTGTCTTGCCTACCGATGGCCGTGCCGCTATCAACACTAAATCCGTCAGATCAAAGCCACCGGTTAAAGCGTCTAACTCATCAATACCCGTCAGCAATGTTCGCCCTTCCCCTACACCTGCCATTCTCTCTTCTAACCGGGTTTCCACCCCCGCCAGCAGATCATTAATATGAACGGCCACCAGTTCACCCGAGTTCAGTTCCATGTGTTGGAGGCTGTCGCGTAATTCAGCAATGGCAGTCATAGACTCGTCGCCAGTTCGTGCGCCGTCTAACGCCGTTATCGCATTGGCTACCACCTCTTCAGCGCTGCGAATGAAATGATTCTTCACTACCAGCGAGGCGTACTGCTCCAGATTAGCGATCGCCCATGAGAGTTTTACCGATGCGGACATGATCGCCTGATACTCACCCCCTAACGCCTCACCAATCAGCACCGGATCAATCACGTTTTTACTGAGCGCCTGACGCATGATTTCACGATAGATATCGCGATATTGCCGAGTACCGAAAGCCTCAACGGGCAATGTAGAAAACACGTCGAACGTCTGGGGGTACGCATCCAGATCACGCAACAACAGCGCCCCAATCACCGCGCCTTCAATTTCTTCATGCGTCATACCGTCACATCCTTGCGGAAACTGTCCCAGTTAAATACCAGCGTTGCCCCACCACCTTCACTCATCCGGTCAACGATGCGCTCCCCGATAACGTCGGTAAGTTCACTAACGGTTAAGTTGCTTATCAGAATGGTTGGCCTGAAATTCTCATACCGTGTGTTGATGATTTCGAACAGGATCAGCTTCTCTGCTTCGCTGCCGAACTGCACACCGACCTCATCGATAATCAGCAAATCCATATTGCTGTACAGGTGATAAATATCATCCTCTGTTTGCTCTGAGCCTTTCTGCCATGTGCGCTTGATGGCGCGGGTAATACGCATGACTGATGTCAGCAGAACACTATCCTGATGCCCGGCTATGATGTGTTTGGTCATGGCAACTGCCAGATGGTTCTTACCTGTTCCGCACGAACCACAAAGCAGTAAACCGGTGCCTGATTCTTTCACTTGCGGCCAGTGACTTACGTAGCTCTTACAAACCTCAAGGTTACTGGCAGCCTTGTCATTGACCGGCTGGTAATTATCGAAATCGCAGTGTTCAAATCGGGGGCTGATATGAGCCTCAGCAGTAAGCCGCTCAACCCGCATGTCTTTGATCTGCCCGTTAACCTGATTGATTTCATCGGTAATGCAATCAGGACAGCGAGAACACCGCTCAACAACACGATCAGCAAATTGGCAGGTCAGGCCAACGCTGATGTAATCACCATGGGTGGGACAGCTTTTTGTTTCATCAAGCCCACGGACAAAGTGGCGATCCTCAGTGGCAATAACGCCAGAGGAAAAACTCAGTTCTGCTTCAAGGTCGCGGGCTTTATTGTTCAGTTCCCGCATGGATTGCTCCCAGATAGTGGGCATGCCGTTGATCATTTGTTAAACCTCGCCATGAATGGGGCTGTAGTTGCGCCGTAATCGCGATTGGCGAACCCGGCATGCGTGTTTTGTTTGTGGTTGCTGGCTGACTGTGGTGCCATGGCTGACCATGGGTTTTCATACTCACACCCGGGGCCAAAGAAACGCGTCGCCTGCATGACATATGCGGTGTTGGTCTGGCCTTTGGCTTGGCAGAACTTGGCGTAGCGCTCTACCCCTGCCAATAAAACCTCATTGGCTACCCCTTCTTTGATTCGGGCATTCCAACACTTGAACGCAGCGGGTTTAGAATTGCTCCCCTCGCGTTTTGGGTAATTTGCCCACGCTGCTTCGAATTCTGCTGAATAATCGTTTTTAATTCGCTTAGCAGGGGCATCATCGCCAGATGGTGCAAGTGTGTTTGTATTCTCTGTAGTGATCTCTGTATGTGTAGTCTCTGTAGTAATCTCTGTATACGTCTCACTTTTCAACGTAGGAGGGGTTACGTCAGAACGTAAGGGGGTGTTCCGTTTCAACGTAGGAGGGGTTACGCCAGAACGTAATACCTGTTCCGCTTCTACGTGGGTAGTAATCTCAGCGATACGCTCCGCCACAGGCTCAACGAACAGGACATTACTTAGCGTTACGCCGGTTTGAGTCTGAACCGTGCGCAACTCAAGATTAATCAGACCTGCGCCACGTAAGCGCTTTAGTGCGTCAGTAGTTTCACGCTTGGAAAAACCAAACTGATCAGCAAATGCCTGGTAACTTCGCTGCAATTTGTCCCCATGAAAACGCTTGCGCTGCCCAACAAGGACGCCGCTATTTTCATCCCGAACATCTACAGGTCGATACCAGTAAACGATGTCAGAAAGCAGCATGATGGCGGTACTGTCTGGCTTCCCACTTGGCAGCACAACATGACGCCACCAATTGGCGGGGATAACGTTCCCGCTGATGTTTATGCTGCCAATTGCCGTTACGGTTGGTGTGGGGGGGGTGATACTCATACTAAGCCCCCACTTTCGGAGTGATGGTGTAACCACGCGCTGACTCAAGGCGAACCTTTAGATCAGTGGTGAGCGCTCCAATTTTTCGGACTTTCAGACACCATGCTCGCTCAAGATTTTTTACTTCTTTGAACATCGCCTGCCTGGAGCAGCAGCAGAACTGGCTAAGAACATCATTATCGAAAATTCGTTCACCCTCACCATCGCAACTGCCATTAGACAAGATGCGCATCATAATCAGACGCTGTAGCGGGTTATCGAACGGGTATTCGAAAACGAAACTTGATGGGGAAAAATAGATTTTACCGTTCATGCGGCACCTGCCAGTTCTTTGTCATGGGTGAATTGACCGTTCCAGTTCTTTTTCATCGGCAAGCTGCCTTTGAGGTAGTGCCGGTAAATCCAGATAGCACCCTTGCGAAGCAATACGGGGGTAAAGGCGTCAAAGCTTTCATGCTCATCAGGTTCAACCAGATGGCGACGCTCAGTGAGGTAAAGATCACGCGCATAGGCTTTCACTCGCCATGCTGGGCGACGAGACTCTGGACGCTCGTCATACAGCCAGTTATGTTCTTCGAGGAATGCCGTGACCTGCTGAACGTTGACACCATTGAGCTGCTTACAGAACTGGCTCGGCGTCATGCCTGCTTTGAAGAGGTTTTCCAGATGCAAAATATATTTCGCCTGCCGATGCACATAACCCACTGCCTTTCTCTCTGATTCCTTTGCGTCAGCCCATGCGCGAGCAGCCGCAACCTCATCAGTGAAGTCGGGGAGGTCATTGGATGGCATGAGGCTATATGAGCCAGTGGTACGAATGGATGGCAACACCTCGGATGTGATCCAGCGCTTGAAGCGCTTAGCTTTTGGTTTACGACTTTTGAGAATTAGCGAATAAAGACCGGATTCATTGACCAGTAGAGGCTTTCGGCCTGAACCCGAATACTGTTCGTGTTCACGAATATCTTCGTCATCAACCGATAGTAGCGCTTTATTTGTATCGCTTAACTCAAGCGCCTGACACACGTCAATAGCAAAGAACCACGGTGACTGGTTAATCACCACAGTACGCACCGAGGCTAATAACTCACCGGTGCTTGCAGTAAAATCGAAAGTTCTGATTGCACTATTCATCACTGCCTCCTGTTGTGAGTTAGTCTTGGGTGGGGTGTGGGAACGTGTCAGGCAAGTCAGGGCGGATTTGATGAGCCTTTACCGCGCCATTGGTTGCTTTTACAATGGACATAACATGGTCAGCTTTTACTCGACGACCATGCAGCCAACGGAAAACAGCAGGCTGAGACACGCCACAGGCTCGTGCTAAAGCTGCTTGTCCTCCCAAAATCTCAATGGCAGTTTGAATGTGGCAATTCATGATTAATTCCATAAGTTATATTTAACTCAAATAATATGCGCTTGTACAACTTATTGCAATAACTTAATGTATTTGAGGATTTATAACAAAAGGTATAGATTGAGGTTATGAAAAATACATTCTCAGAAAGACTAGTGAAGGCAATGGATAGTGCTGGTATGAGCCAAGCTATGCTAGCTACTGCCGTGGGCTTATCTCAACCTTCAATTTGGAAGTTAGTTTCAGGTCAAACTCATACGAGCAGGAAACTTATAGAGATTTCTCATGCTCTCGGAGTTCGTCCGGAGTGGCTAAGCCAGGGTGTTGGCCCAATGCGAGAAGGTGACCTTAATAAATCTACCATCCCGCCTGAAAGTGAATGGGTTGGAGTTGAGGTATGGGACAGTTCCACCCCGCTTGGAGAGGATGACGTAGAAATTCCTTACTATAAAAGCATAGAGCTAGCGGCTGGGAGTGGCTGTTCAAACAACGAAGATCACAATGGTTTTAAGTTGCGATTTTCAAAGACCACCTTACGCAGGGCTGGAGCAGATCCAAAGTGTGTTATGGCTTTCCCTATCCATGGCAACAGTATGGAACCAGTATTGCCTGACGGAACCACTGTAACTGTTGATGTTGCAAACAAGCGCATTGTTGATGGAGCCATCTACGCCATAGACCAAGATGAATTTTTCAGGGTAAAGTTGTTGTATCGAGTCTCGGGGAAAAAAATAAGCATTAGGAGCTACAACAAAGAGGATTTTCCTGACGAAGAAGTGGATATAGACGATGTGAAAATCATTGGGCGTGTCATTCACTACTCAGTAATGCTGGTTTAGCACTCCCTATTTTTGATAGTCATCAAGGTCGCTTAGGCGGCCTTTTTTTATATTTCAAATCACAGAAATACATAAAAATAACTTATCGAAATATTAATCATCATCAATATCAATAAGTTATAGTGTTTATATTTATTTTATAACTTATGGTATTTCTTTTAGTTAATTTCAGTAATAACCTTATTGCATGTTCTAGGTGGTCATCACATAACGAGGCGAGTATGAAATCAAAATATAAGAATTCTGATTTAGAAAATGAAGACATTAAAGATGATTTTGAGGATATCGACTCAATGATGTCAGCAATGATGTTTTTAAATGGTTCGGGATATCCTCACGGTGATTTAGACCGTCTTATTGGAGTTACTAGAACATTAATGTCATCGTTAGAAAAAAAAATAACTCCACTTCTGGCGGATTAATTATGACTGAATTTCAAACTGTAATTGAAAAACTAAAAAAAGCCGATTATCCATTTAGCGTGCATCTGAGCAGATCACCAATTAGAGCTGACTTTTTTCTAGCAACAAACTTTGCTGAGAATATTGAACATGCAATTTATAAAAAACAAGGTACTGAATTTGTAATTGTTGATTTCTTTACTGACCCTAGCAAAACAAATAAAGAAGCCGCTGACATTATAAGCACTTACCCAAGACTGGCGGCTGCACTTAATTATCAAATTGAATACCATAAGCAAGATAATACAGAGAGGGCAGAATGAATAACTTATCTAATCGTGTTAGTTCGGCTCTGGTACCGCGCCAACGAAACCAGAACCTAGCCTTAATTAACGCCTGCGGTGGTCTTAACAAGGTTGAAACGGATTCTATCTTAACGGTATTCATCTTTGCAACCATTAAGCGATCTGACGTTAAAGCCAAGCCGGTAATGATGCGTGTAACCGCCCATAGTTACAAAGAAGCACGACAACAATTGATAAGCGATTACGTTATTTCTTTTGCTGGTCGCATTCCAAGTCAGGAGAGAGTGGCATGAGCAAGAAACAAATTACTCTGGATGATGTTATGTGCCGCATCCAGCAGGTTCAAACAGTATTATCTTTTTGGCGTGAAACTATGACCACTGATGATGGTAGTTACCCTGACATTGTTGACGCTGTACTCACCATTCTTGACGGGTTGCCTGATGCTGTAGCTATTGAAATGGATAAACCTAACGAGGTGACGCGTGGATAAATTAAGCGACGTAGATCTGGCGGATATTCTAAATAATATTTCTACTTACCTAAATACAGCAATGACACTCGCTTGTGACCCTCAAGGCGGGGTTGAAGTTTCAGATGTTATCGTTAATTACTGCGCGGATTATGCAAAAAGAACAGCTAAACGCGTTGAGCAATCGTTAGGGGGGGCAATGAAACAATTGGACTCCTCGGGAATGGTACTGGAAGCAAACGGTGAGATTGACTCTGTTATTTCTGCTTTAAGTGCTGCATATGAAATGCTGAATCATAAAGATAACGTTGCTCATGAAGTTGGCATATTACACATCAGCATTAACCAGCTTGAAGCAACGCTAAAGAAATTAAATACAGTAGGTATGAACATATGAAAATTGATAAAGTTGACCCAGCCAGATTCGAAGAGTGGGAATTCGATTTAATTGATGATGGTGGTATCGAGGTTGCATTCCAATTAAGACCAGAACCTGTTTATTTCGTTATGCGTCATGGTCGCCGTAAGAAATGTTTTAGCCGTGAAACTGCGATTAATCGCCTCGCTCACTTCATGACTGAGAAAGTATTTAAACGCGCAGGTGTTACTTCTCGGGTTGGCGAAAAATACACACAAGTGGATGGATGTATTCACTGGGAAAGAGGTGAACCATCACCAAGATATATAGCCTCCCATAATCGCTGTATGCGCCGCATTCGTCGCCTGTTAGCCAAGCAACGCGAAATGCTTAAATGGCAGAAGAAATATGAGAAATGGTCAAGCCAGCATATTGAGCTGATGAAAACCAAACCTTATTAATTAAGTAATCGTAAAACAAAATTTAATTACAGCCTTTCGGTTGGGGAATCTCTCAGCCCAAAGCCAGAGAAAAGGTAATTACTCATGTCAGACAAAATTAACAAAATTGAATTAAACAGACGGCGTATCGCCCTCGCCTATCTGGATTTTTGCCAGCGTCATTATGGCGGCGATTGGGCGAACGTGACCATTAACAAAGCAAAGGTTCGTGTCGAGGTTTCACAGGTAAGCATAGAGCTTTGTTTGAAAGAGATAGTAGAGAAGCAGCTTCGTGCTGAATACGGCATTGCAGACGGCCAGCGCCAAATAGCCACCTCGTATGGCGCGATGCTAAACCATGATGCCAGCAAATTAACCCCGCTGGGTGCTCAGGTCATGGAAGAAATGATGCTCGATGCCGTTACCGACAAATTGCAGAACCCGGACAGCATTTTATTGCAGGTGGTGGCATGAACAATTACGCCCAAAAAGCCGACCTAGCAATCGAGCTTGAAGCTAAAGGGCTATACCGCCGCGCGGCATGTGTTTGGCGTGATGCCTTACCGCTGGCCCCATCAATAGAGCTGCAAGGCATATGCGCCAGCAATGCCCAACGCTGTTCTGACCAGGGTAAATACAAAGGGAAGCCGGAACTATGACCTTATCAGGAAACCGCATTCCGCTTCGGATCTACATCGCGGCCACTCAGATTTTAAACCGGTACCGCCGTGGAGCCGTTCGCCCTCGCCGCACATATCAGCATGGCTATCTGTCTTTACGCATTACCCACCGCTGGCGGCTGTTATCGAAAGACGGTGGGCAGCACTGGGAGGCCATGAGCCACCAGCGATACAACAAAGAATTGGGGATTTAATAATGAACGCTGAACTGAATCCAGAATCGACGCCTGACGGCATTAAAACGGGGAACCGTGTCATTGGATACTCCGCTGCAATCCGTCAGCTTGATAGTGGGTATTACGACAAAAAAATCTCTGAAGGTTTGAGGACTTTAGCCTGTATTCAAGACGCGAAAGTTAACGGCTGGCTGAGTTTGAGCATTGAAAAGGAAGTCATTATTTGGCGGTGGCTCGTCGTGACCGTGTTCATCAATGAAGAGCGAGAAAAAAACGGCACGGCTGAAATCCTGAACGATGAAGGCGGATCTGACCTTGCCGTTATCTACATCGGAAAGAATGGAGGCATAAGCATTTACCCAAGCCCCCTGCGCTTCTCCTTGGCAAATCACGTTGAGGGATGCGCTATCGAGAAATATGGCACTGAAGCTGGTATGGCTCTGGCTCTAAGGATGTATCAGGACATGGTGGTGGTATGCCAAAAGCAAGGTTTCAAGTTATCGGCAATGGGTCGCGAAGGTCTGGAAATGCTGCACGATGAATTTATCGAGATGATCAAAACCGAAGGCATCCCAGATATGCCAGTGGTCCACTGAGGAATAGAGAATGAACAAAAAAGCTGAACTGGTAATCAATGGTGTACCCATGATGAGTAGTGAAGAGATTGCCACCCTGACAGGGAAAAACAAATCAGATGTGCATGTGGATATCTGGAATATCTTAAAGCAACTTTATGATATCGATAAAGATGATGGAAAAAACCATCATATTAAAAATCAACGGGTTGTAATTGTTAATGGCGTCATTATCAGCGCTGATGGTCGCGGATATATCTCTGAGTTTCTGCTTGATCGCCGACATACTGAAATCTTGATTTCTGGTTATGACGTCAAGCGCCGCGCTGCAATAATTGATCGTTGGCACGCACTTGAAACAGGCGAAGCCCAACCTCGCCTTGAATCGACGCAACCTCAACAAACCTTTGCATCAATGAACGACAACATTCTTTCCCTGGCTCGCGTTGTGGCTGAGGCAACCGCATCGGCAACCATGAAAGCGGTGATCGATATTGTTGGTATTCAAAAGTATCAGCCAGTAGCCGAACCGATTGCAGCTATCGCACCACCAGCACCAGAGACATTGCAGATCAATCACCAAGCACCAGTTGGTGAACAACCTGAATATGCCCTTGTATCTGAGCTGTCATGGGTTAGCGGCCTATCTGATGCTGCATGCCGCCGACTGGCTACATTCGCCAGCTTACCAACCTGCATGACCAATGGCGATCGGGGCCATTTACTGATTCACCGTGATTCGTTTATGTCGGCGGCTCAAACCTTGCTTAATGAGTCCACACCACCCACCGGCAAACTTAAACGCTGGAAACATCCAGAGTTCGGCGGCTTCACCCTGCGTCTGAAATCTGGAAATAACGATGGGGAGAAGGCTCAATGAATATCAGCTATATCGATCATGGCGTAACCGCATCACTGACACTTACTAGCTGGTTGCCTCATGTTCGCCAGCATAACCGCTGCGTGGATGCTGTTTTGCTGCGTGTCGGCAGTGTTCAGTCAAAAAATAAAGGCTTCATTCGTCGCATAACCGTTATTACCGGACGTACGCCGCTGATCATGCATGCCTATAAGGTGGTTCTGGCTGAGGTAAAACAGTAATGACAAAAATTCAGCAAAAAAGACTTTGTGACTATGAGCAATTTGTTTTGAACTTAATTTGTGAAGCCTACATGTATCACCAGATTGCAAAACATCGCCGCCCCGTATATCGCCATAAATACGGAGACTTTGCCATAGACCGTACCTCGTTACGCGGTTTTATTGGTACATACCTTGAAGGTAATGAGGCGTCAGCAGAGCGGCGAATAAAGCGCTACCAATCCATTTTAGACTGGAAGGAAATGGAAAAAACACCAAGAGGCTATTTCATTAATTGGGGAACAATTGCCACCCTAAAGCCTCGCGGTATTCAGTGGATTAATGCTTGCCTTAATCGGTTCGGTGAAATGATTCAGGATATGGGGCCGGAAGCGGTGGCCAGTGAACTGGGGGAGAACATGCAATGGTAGAAAGCAACGTGTTTGAACTGGCTAGCATCATTAAATCGGCCTGCGGCGACCCTAGTGATATGACCGATGCTATCTGGAAAGCAGGTTATCGCAAACCAGAACGTACATCCGAAGAGCTGGTAGTGCTGACCATTGATTTTATCTCTGCATATGTTGGCCTCGATTTGCCTTATGAGTGTTGGCCTAAGAATTTAAATGAAGTTTTAGAAGGTGAGCTGAACGAGTTGTTCGGTGAGGTTCTTCACGATGATGAGAAAGCCCACCCAGGCAAACCTAATTTCGCTTATATCGCTAAGTCTATTCTGGCAGCCGGCTATCGCAAGGAACGAAAATGAATACATCAATGTTCGAATGGAAAATTCCTGAGCATGTACCTGATCCGGCAATAGTGTGCAGCTTTTGTAAAAAAGAAGAAGCCAAGGCAAATCTGATTGACGGCCCTGACGGTATCAATATTTGTCGTGAGTGTATAAGCCTCTGCAATGAAATTATTGCCGAACGGGAAGCTACCGAAAGAGATATAGCGGTCGATGAAATGCACGTCATGTATGTCAATGCGCCTGATACCACCAGCGTTCGACAGTACCTTGAAATGCTATATGACGCCGGATATCGCAAGGGGGCTACCAATGGGTAAGCAAGCCGATATCCATGACACCGAAGTGCGGGTCACTGTGATTGTTGACGATGGGTGCGACTGGACTAAATACCTTAACTGGTCAGCCAAGGCAAAATACCGCATCCGAAACGGGATAAATGAAGCGCCACCAGCCAGGCCAAAGGTAGCGCCGGTAAGTTTCAAGTCGATTAATCAGCCCCGTAAAAAGGGCTTTCGAGTGGTTCAGAAAGCGATAGGGGCGGTGTGAAAATGGAAATGATTAAAACCAATAATCCAACGATGCTACAGCTCAAAAGTTTAATGACTGTCACATACGGATTTTCCCGGTGGCATGTTGCCTGCGCTGTTGAAGCGTACCGCGATGAGCCATCGATTAACCCCACATCAGCCTCGTATATCTATGCTGGACGGGCCATGAAGCAAGGCATCAAAGATGGTGAGATTGATAAATTGCATAACGGTGGCCGCTATTACTGCTTCGTGGGGGTGAAACCGTAAAATTTAAATGTACAGGCAAGTGGAACGGCACGCCATTCGAGCGCGTTACCGAAGCGGAAGACGAGGCCGATTGCTACGGGCATTGGCACTGGTGGGCGGCAATGGGTGAAGCCACTATTACAGATTTTGTTATGGAGGTGTGCGCAGATGAGCAACCGTCAGAGTGTTCACCAATGTTTTACCCTACAGATAAGCAAGGCGGCTAATTATGATCACATGTGAATTATTGACAATTGAACGGGTAGAAAAGGCTGTAGGGTATGACCGCACAACCATCTACCTACGCATCAAAGAAGGGACATTCCCAAAACCAGTTAAAGACGGGCGCAACTCTCGTTGGCCGTCAACGGTGATTCAGGAATGGATTGATAACCTTATTGTGGAGAATCAGAAGCAATCAGGCCAGTAACCCACTGGCCCCACTCTTCCATTAACTGCCGTCTCTCTGGCATGTACTCGGCGTGATTGTATGCGGCTGACACACGGTTTTTTTCAACGTGTGCTAGCTGCCGCTCGATAACTTCATGCCGATATCCCATTTCATGCAACCTGGTTGAAGCTGTAGCGCGGAAATCGTGAGTTGTTAACACCTTTCTACCATACCCCATATGCACAATAGCCCAGTTGAGAGTCGATGCCCCCATAAAGGTATCTAGTCTTGTGTTCGGAAAAAGCCAACGTCGTTTGCCTGTTAATTTTTTCAACTCGTTAAGTAGCGATAGCACTGGCTCAGACAAAGGCACCCGATGAACGCGGCCCATCTTCATTAGCTCCGCAGGGATAGTCCACTCGGCATTATCAAAATCGATGTGCGACCACTCAGCCGAACGTAATTCAACTTGTCGCACAAAAACCAGAGGCAATATTTTAAGGGCGATAATTGTCACATGGGTACCGGTGTAACTTTCCAATCGCAAATAATAATCACGCAATTCATCGCCAGTCAGTGACCGAGAGTGCACAACTTTAGGGGTGATAATTGCTCCTTTAAGTGCCGCAGCCGGATCAGAATCAGCACGTAACGTGGCGACACCATAACAAAAAATAGCAGAACACCACTGGCGAGTTTTAACCGCAACAGAGATCGCACCGCGCCCCTCTAATTCCCTGATTATTTTTAATATATGAGAGGCGTTTATTTCTCGCATAGGCATGGCACCGATAGCAGGGAAAATATCATTATTCATAAAAGCTATTATTTGGTTTTTGGTATTGGCTGACCAGTTATCCCACTTTTTAGCCATCCACTCTCTAGCCACTATTTCGAATGTATTAGCGTTTTCAGCCTTCGCAATGTCACGTTCTGTTGCTTTTGCTTCCTTGGGAACAATGCCATTCTTTACCTGTTCTCGCGCCCACTCTCTTACCTTACGAGCATCAGCCAAAGATACCGCTGGATAACTGCCGATAGTATAGCGACCGTCTTTAGTGGGGGTGATCCAATATCGATAACGCCACGTTTTTACACCGGAAGGGCGCACATCCAAGTACAGGCCGTTACCATCCTGCAATTGATAGGCTTTTTCTTGAGGTTTAGCATTGCGAGCTTTGGTATCAGTTAACTTCAT